AGACCAGCGAAAAAGCCTACTAACAAGTATTGACTCAAGATCATAACCTCCAGTATCGAAATCATCAACATCGACCGCTGCCCACTTGCCCCAATAATCCACATTATCGTTAGAGCGTGTCGTACCCTCGCGATAGACGGCTGGGCTGATTAGAGAAGCAGTCTTTTTTGTTTCAGGAATAGAAGACAAACCGAAAAGCAGGTCTTTGAATTCGGACCAAGAATTCAGTGAGACTTGTTTATGAGTTTTGTTGTCGAAGCGATTCTTGAAAATCGTCAGTTCAGTTTTCATATTCATCCAAAAAAACTTTCAAGCGATGCTCTAGGTTCTGCTGACCAGCCAACAGCAGCCAAAATAGGCTCTAGCGGATCAAGAAATGTCTTGACAAACATATTATCATAATCTACTGCATTATGCAACCCAAGTTCTTTGGGCAACTGACCAGGAAACGCGATCACATTTTCTTTGATTCGATTTGGCTGCTTGAGGTAGAGAAACTTAATCTTCTCGCCATCTTGAATTAATTCATATTTGCCCTGCAGCCCTTGTTGTTTCACATGATGATTGTACAGTAACGAGCCACGAACATGAATCGGTGTACCTTTGCTGTAGATACCTTGCCGATCTTTCCACTTCGTAATCTCAGAGACACCACGAGGAAACGCAATCGCTTCGGGATCGAGGCTCTTAAACTCACTCTTGAAGTTTGCAATAAACTTCTGAGTATCTGCTTCGGTGCCTTCGATGATAACATGAAATACTTCTTTGAACTTATCACGGACGACTTGAGGTGTGCTAGACTTGACAGCCTCAATGCCCATCATCTTCAGTTTAGGCGTAGCATAGCGAACGCCTTCGTTATCGTGAACATTCAAAATGTAGCGCTTCTTAGCCATCCAGATACCGCGATCAGCAATTGCCTCGCGCTTCATCACCATACGATTCTCGTATGCGTTGGTCTCCTCGGCTAGTTTCGCATATGCATCAGCAATCTTTTTCTCAAAGTGTTCTGCAACTTTGCTCAGAAAGTTGACAGGATTGGCTGGATTGTGAAGAGCAACTAGCGGCGCGAAGTTAATGTACACAGAGTCAGTGTCGATGGCGATTACATAATCATCCTTCGTGCCAAGAATCTCCTGCATCTCATCGTTAACTGCTTTCTCTGCAGCCTTGATTGCGCGCTGACCATTTGTAGTCACACCTTCAGCAATCTTCTGGTCAAAGTATCGGAAGTATTTGTTCGCTAGCGCACCGTAAAGACTGTTCATGAGAATCTTGATTGCCATCTGCTGATTATCTAGCGTAGCAATCTCGTTTTCAAGTTGCTTTGTTGGTGCATTCTCGTATTCTTGCTTGGCGTCAAGCATGCTTCGCTTGATGCTTACACGGTCATCATAGAACTTACGAATGACATTTGGAATAATGCCTTCGAAATCTTTTCGGAACATAGCACCATTTGCACACTTGGTTGTGTCCGCGTCTTCTTCGTAACACATTGTCTCGGGCGACATGTTATATTGCACGATGATGTTTGGATACAGAGAGTTCAAGTCAAATGAAAGCACCCAGTCATGCGCACCAACCATTGGGTCTTTTACATAGCCACCGACAATCTTACCAGCATCATGGTCGATAGGTGGTTTACCAGGAATCACGACATTCTTTTGAATCAACTGGTTGTAGATGATAGAATCCCAGATAGCGGTCGTACCAAAAGTCTCTTGATAGTTAGTTTTGGCTCGATACGCCATGGTCATCGCCAGAGAAATGAGACCCATCTTCTCTTCGAATCGATCTACTAGTTCAGTGTCTTTGATGTTATAGTCAATAAACTTTTGGTAGTCATGCTTATACAGGCTGTGCAGTGAACCATATTCGTCATACGATAGTTTTCGCTCGCCTAGTACAACATGCGCGATATGGTCTAGTTTGTATGATTCTTGCTCGCCCCAGGTCTGCTTACCAAACTTCTTAAAAAGATCCAGATAGTCTAACTGCGAAATGCCCTCAAGATCATAGGCAATTTCAGTGCCGTTGATCATACGAATCTCGCGCTCGCGCACGAGCCCCCACGGCGAGAACTTCTTGATGGCGTCAAAGCCGAGCAGTTGTTGAGTCCGATTCACCAGATATGGAATATCGAACATCTTACTATTCCAGCCAGTCAGCACATCGGGATAGTTCTTTGACCACCAGAACATAAACGACTGCAGCAGATTCTCTTCGTCTGAGCAGTGATAGTATTGAATGTGGTGATCATTCAGAGTCGGATCGTACTCGCCCATGCCCCATACATGATAAAGCATCGACTGATTCGTCTTAACGGCAATTGAGATTACAGGATGCTTCGCTTCGTTTGGCTTGGGAAATCCAGCGTCGGAAGCAACCTCAATGTCAATCGTGCAGACATTAATCTGATCGCGATTGAACTTGATATCACGAGGGAAAGTCTCGCCGATAAACTGCGTAACATAGTTGGTCTGCCCGTGAACAGAGAAGTTAGGTACACCTTCGTACTGCTTCATAAAGTCAGCAGCATCCGACATACTATCAAACTTCATAGGCTCGACAGATTTGCCGTAAAGAGTGTGATATTTGCCAGTAGCCTTTGGGCTCTCTACAAAAAGGGTGGGTGTGTAAGGAATTTTGCGCGCGACTGCTACGCCATCTTCGTAGCCGCGATAGAGAATTTTGTTACCATAGCGAAGAACATTAGTATAAAATTTCATATAGTGTCAAGGTCTATCCATTCCGCGTCGGGATTTGTTTCCCGAGAATATAAATGAGAATCTTTTTTTCGGTCACGAACAGTGCCGCCGTACTTCTCGTCCATAATTTGTGTGATGGGCGAATCTAGCACAATCTTTGGATTATTATACGCTAAAGTTACATTGGTGTCTACACCTGTTTTGTTGCGCCATTCAGGGTTTTTAAAACGGTTCATCGGCCAATAGGTGTTTCGCTCTTTATTGTTTTTACAATATCGATCGGTAACTTTATGTAGAAGGGACATTGGTCCCGACGGCCAGCCTTTCTCAATTTCATCACAATACATTTGAGCAATTGCGGGAACGGTCGTCCAAAATTCATTAGCCATGCCCAATTCAAACGATGAGTTTTTTGTATGCCACTTGGACATAATCATACGAAATACATCATCATGTTGGGGGCGAAGATATGCATCATGCTCAAGTACCCAAAAACGCTCGCCCTTTGAGATTCGTTTTGCCATACGATAGTTTGAGTGTATGGACGCAAGTTCTTGCGGCGATCTTTTTACAAGTGCATTTGGCATGCTGCTCAGTTCGGGTAGAAGAGTTGTGGGCAAAACACACTGAACAACTTCAATTTCAAATATGTCAGAAACTCTTTCAAAAGATTTTAACGCAACTTCGCAATATCTTAAAGCCAACTGACTATTAAAGTCAACTTGCATTATACCTTTGATCATTAAAAAACCCTTCAATATAGTGCGGGCTTAGGGTGCCCGCGAACCCATGTATTTACTACTGAATCGAAACCACTTTCGGCATCTGCTCTTCAGGCAGTTCAAGTTTCAGAAGGACATACAGAACACCATCAGTATAAGACGCACTGACAACATTCATATGCTCAGCAATCTTGAATGCTTTACGGAACTTCTTAGACGAAATGCCTTTGTGGATAAAACTGAGAGGCTCGTCGTCGCGAGCGCCGTGTTGCTCACCACTGATAATCAGATCAGTATTGTGATGCTCGACTTTTAACTCATCTTTCGCAAAACCTGCGGTTGCGATTTCTAACTGATAAGTTGCATCGTCGTACTTGACGATATTGTGAGGGGGATAGTTCTGTTGGTTTGTGTTTTTTGTCAACAGTTCCATATCGCGGAACAGATTGTCAAAGCCAACAAAACGAGGTAGTGCAGCGCCAAAAGGCACGAGGTCATGAGTAGTCATGAGTGTATCTCCTTGAATTAAGCAAGATTAGAGTGCGACCGGACCATCCGCATCGCACATCTATTTATACACTATATGACCTAAAAAGTCAAGACTTATTGCCGATATTATATTTCGGGCAAAGTTCCCACTGGTCTTTTTCTTTGTGAGAAATGATCTTGACTTGACGCAACGGTGCACACTCAGCAACTTGCTCTTTATCTACAATCTGCACTAGCCCCCAATCCGCGAGCAGAGTAGCAATCGTATTGCGACGCAGAACATCAGCCTCTTCTAGATTCGATTTCTTGCCATCAAGCAGAAACAACTCTTTGAAATGAACAATGAAGTATCGACCCTGCTTGTGTAGGATATGGCAGGACTGAAATAGTTTGTTCTCGCGGCGAGAAGCCACGCCCATTCTTGTCAGTGTTTCACGAACTTTTAGGAAGTCATCTGGTTGAGTCAGAGTCACTTCCAGCATGTCCGCTGGTTTCCAAATTTTATTTTCTTCCACCTTTATCAATCCT